GCATGGAAGCTAGTCTTACCTGTATTAGGTCTAGCACCTACCTCTACGAGATAGCCACCATTGACACCCTCAACCTTCCTAGCTAGTTCAGGTAGATTAAATGACCATCTTGTTTGCTGACTTTGTTTAGCCATCAAAGTATCAAATGATATATCATCCCATTCTATCTTCATTTCAGGAGTGAAGTCATCATTGTATTTCTCTAGCAAGTCACGTAATGGTTTCATACTAGTCTGTGTTCCATTCACAAAGTCAAAGCCTAGATTGGCTACGTCTTCTCCAATAACTTGTTGGAACAGTTTAGCTAACACATCCTGTGCTATGTCTGCTCCCATAGGCTTCTGTCTTTTAATGTCGTTAAACAATGCAGAGTATCCGTGCTTCTGTGCAGTTGTCATAGCAGGATTGCTCGACAAGAACAGAGCCTCTAACTCATCAGGGGTTACATCCCTGTCATACTTCTTTATTGCTTTGTCTATGGTGTGCTTGATAGTCCTAGCATCTTTGCTAAACAATCTATCAGGACACCTAGCACCTCTATGGTCTTCATAGAAGTCTCTATTCATTAGGCTACGTAGTAGTGATAGTTCCATGTTGGTTCTCCTTTGGGGTTAGTTTGTATAAGTTGTTTATATCTTCTTCTTCTCCGTACTTCAAATCATCTCTAAGTCTCAATACTTTTACGTCATTTACATATCCTCGTAACTCTTTTGCAAAGGCTAGTGTTTTGGGCATTGCATCAGGGTCTAAGGCTATGATAGCAGTTGAGAATTGTGATAGGTATCTCTTGTGTGAATCGCTTAATGATGTTCCCAACACAGCTACCCCTACATAAACACCATTGCCTACAACAGATGCACTTACACAATCCTCAACAACTACAGCCACTTTACCATGACCATACGTAAAAGGCAAGTCACTATTTCCATATCGTTTCCATTTGGGCAGACGAAATCCCACAGACCTACCAACTGCATCAACAATCAGTCCATCTTTCTTGACAGGAAACACAACTCTATTCTCTTTTACGTCATAGTAAAGTGGTATCTCTTCATAATTCAATCCGTATTCTTCAGCGAACCTTGTAACTTCTTTCCTGTGATTGTGATGAACCACATACTCAGGCAGAGCAAAGTTAGTATCAGCTTTCTTGATATCTAATACAGAGTTTTTAATATCATCTACAGATAAGTTTACCTTCTTAGTTCCTGATACAGGACAAGAAGATTTGTAACAGTTCCAAACTAACCTACCCATGTTGTTGGTTGCAGTAAATGTTTTATAACCATTACAACTAGGGCAGTTAATCCTTTTAGTTTCTCCTACACTTAAATGTAAATCACTTATGTAATTATATATATTCATATTATATACTCTTAATGTAATTAGTACGTAATGTCAAGGCACTTTCTGCACTAGCATACGTATTTTTCATGTAAGGTTTGACTGACTGTGGGTTTGCATGACCTGTGACAGACATAATCTGACCCATAGGAACACCTGCATCTACCATTTCAGTCGTACCTGTCCTTCGTAAATCAGATATTCGTAAGTCATCAGGCAATCCTGACAGTTTTATCACTTGCCTAGCCACTTTTGACAGTCTTTGGATAGCATATGGACTGTAAACACCCTTCATAGGTGTTGGATATGGTGCAACATAGGGTTGAAAGTCATAGTCTTTCCGTTGCTGTGTAAGCATTTCCAATAAGTCAAGAGAAATTGGTAGGTGTACTACACTTCTTCTCTTTGACTGTTGCAAATTTAACACACCTTTGTCAAAATCTATGCTTGAGAACTGTAAAACTCTCATATCTCCCACCCTTTGACACCATTCATATGCCATTTGTACTATCAATCCCAAGTTTCTGTACCTAAAATCTTCATAACAGTAGTTAAGAAATTTCCTAACCTGTTCTTTTGTCCATACAGTCTTCCTAGCATGGGCAGATTTACGTTTGAAGGTGGAGAAAGGGTTGCTTTCAACATACCCCATCTCCATCCCAAAGGAATACATCTTACGTGCTACTGATGTAACTGCATTCGCCAAGTACACGCCACGCCCAAGCCATACTTCGTATCCTCTACGTGCTATCGCACCTGACATTTTGGTAAGACATATTTCTGCCATACTTTTGCCATCAACTTTTGTGTCCAATAAAACAGTCACACAATATTGATAATCATGTTTAGTTTTATCAGCTAACACATTGAAATCGTTAGACAAATAGTATTTATTTGTTAAGTCTTTTAGGTTCACTAGTATTTCCTTTCATACAATTCAAACAAGTGATTATCGCAAAACTCTTTTACTGTTTTGGCTTTTGGTTTACTACCATCTTCATTTCTTATATCTCTTAGTAGCTTTTTTTCTACGTCTTCAATACACGTAAACTCTTCGTAGTCTCCCACGAGTACTGTGTAATCTCCAATGCCATCAGCATCAAATCTTTCTTCATCATAATAGAACTTTAGTATAAATTTGGTTTGTGACTCAGCCATATTACACCTGCCATGCTATGTAAATACATAATGCTATTATCAATAGCTTACCATAGTCGAGGTCAAACTTTGTACCCTCGCCATATTTCTTGTGATACTCTACATTAAAAAAGTCTGTTACTCTATGCCACATTTTTCTTTCCTTTCTTTATAAATTTGTAATCTCTCCACCTATCTGCGTAACTATGCTCACACTTAGGTAATTCTAAGTTAAATATATCTGCTAATATATATTCTAAGCTAGGTAATTCAGCTACTGTATGATAATCTAAAGGCATACATTCATTAACATTATTAACTATCTCTCTCAAGTTATTAACTTGCTTCAATAGTCTTTCCTCTTGTACTTCTGTAAGTTTAATCGTTGTCATGCTACTTCTCCTTTCATCCAAGTTGGTTTATCTGTATATTTGTATCTTGCAAATCTAGACTTGTCAACAATATAAAATTTACGATAGGCTTCTATAGGATAGAACTCATCTGTCTTCAAGTCATCATGTCCACTAAAACATTGTGGGTGTGCAGTCATCTTACCATCTGTATGGTCAGGTATCATCCAAGTACCTTGGTAGATAGCTTCTTTATGTTTACTAGCACCATGTACTTTGCCATATCGTTTAGTATATTCTAGTAACATTAGTCCATACAAATCCATAGCAAACCAATAATTTGCTCTTGTCTCCATTGCCCATAGAGTGCATGGATGCTTCTGATGTACAGGTTTGTACAAGTCATGCTCCTCTGCATAGTCAGGTGCATGATGCCATAGTGTAGTGCATAGCATCTGTGCTTCTTCTAATGGCATCTTAACTACGTGTTGGTCACACAATGATTGTGCAATTTTGCTTGGTGTATCTTCTATAATAAATCTATTCATGTTCTCCCCCTCTATCATTATCGTCATACTTAATTCTTTTACCTTTGTAATACATATACCTACTTCTACTTGGTGTGTGATAGCCTTTCTTTATAAAGAATGTAGGCTTTCTCTTTGCAGTTTCAAACGTAGCTACAGTTATAGCTATAGCACCTAATAAAAATATGTGAGCAACTGCAGTTATACCAAACATCCACATACTACTAAAGTACATAGAGAATACTATGCACCACATCCATGCTAACACTTGCATGACCATATGCCTAGTGTTTAAATCAGGTATGTGTCGCAATGGATTACGTTCATGGTTCATAATAGATTGCCATGTATCATATACTACCTTAGTCATTATAGATTCTCCCATATATCTGTTATAGCTACAAAGAAACCATAGGCATATACCAATACAATGACTGTCTTCAACACCTTATTCATTTGGTCATCTGCCATGTACACCCAATCGTGATACTTTCTAGGTGTAGTCGTACCATATGCTTTCAATCCTAAGTAATCAAAGTTCCAAGCATCTCGCCTTGTATCTTTCTTCTTAGTCATGTTGTCTCCTTTACTTCTTCAAAGTGTCTGACAAGCATATCTAAACCCTTACATACACCATTATGTTCTGACTTAGAATGGCTATCATTTACCCACTCATCATCTTGTTTAATATCTTGAACTGCATTTTTTAATTCATCTAATGTTATAGTCATGTTGTCTCCTTTGCATCAGGACTTATAAATAAGAACCCACCATAGTTACCTTCTTCATCTGCTGATACTTCAATCGTAACAGGTGCATAGTTGGGTGCTTTCAATAAGAATTTAGGAAACCCATCTTCTCCCTCTCCTAAATATTTGTTTATAGAAAAGCCTTCTAGTTGTTTGTAATATTCATTCATGTCCATTATACCATCTCCTTGTTGTTGTTATACATTTCATGCCATTCATCTGACTGTATACCCTTGAGTATATGTGCAATCACATCAACTGTCCACCCATTACCAATCATCTTGTATCGCTGACTATTGGATACTGCACTAGTATAGTTGTCAGGTAATGTCTGCAAT